CATCGCGGTGCAAGAAAAAAGCCCCGATTAAACAGGGCTTTTAAGAGAAGTGTCTACTTCGTTTCTGGGCTTTGAGTGATCTTTTGACGACTTGCAGGGTGCTGAACTTCCACGCGCCGCCGGGATGCTCTGGCAGATTGACTTTGACCTGCACCATTGCCTTGGCGTGGGGGCCATCATCGTCGCGGCTAATGATTGCGATCAAGCTCCGGCACGTCTGGGCAAAGGCAGCAGACCCTAGAACCCGATGCAGCATTGAGCGCGTTGTGTCCTTGGCGAAGTGCGTCACGCAGACGATTGCGATGTTGTGCTCCTGCGCGAGCACCAGCCACGGCTCAAGGACGGTGCGGAGTTGCCCCGCGTCGTTCAGATCAACCTTGCGCAACTTCTGCCCGGGTAGGTAGCTCGTCACGGGGTCAATGACGAGCATGGCGAATGGAAACCCTTCATCCCTCGCGGCTGCCAGCCAGCGCCTAATCTCGCCAAGGTCATCTTGCATCGAGAAGGTGTTGCGCTTCCCTTGCTGCGTCACGCCTTGAATCTCGATAACGTGATTTAGGTTGCCGCCGCACGCCACCAGACGCGGTGCAGTCATTTCTTCGATGCTGTCTTCGCTGCCAAGCCATAGGACGCGGCCCGGCTGGCGCGGTTCATACTCGCCCGGCCACGGCGTTCCTGTGGTGACCCTCGCGGTAACGTCGGCTAGCACTGTCGATTTCCCCGCGCCGGTCTCGCCTGCAATAAGCGTGACGTACCCCTTCGGAATCCATCCAGTCCATAGCCAGTCGATGGCACGCATCTGCACGGTGCCGAGCGTGCGCCCGACAAGTGCGCGAGGACCGCTCGCGCTGTCTTCGATGCCCAAGCCCTTTTTGAGCATGTCGCGCTTGAGCTTCACCTCCTCTTGCTTGAGCTTCGTTTCCTCGACCTTGTTCGACTCGCGCGCGAAATCGGCCAGCCCCTTCACTCGCTCGGCCTCTGCTTGAGCATGCGCCACTTCGGGGGGAAGATGCGGGTTGCGCTCCGCGGCTTGCTGCAACCATGCGGGGGCAGCAGCGCCGGCCGGGGCCGCGTTTGGGGTGCCGCCGCTAGGGTATTGGCTGGGGTACGGCGGTGCCCCTGTGCCGTTTTGCGGGGCGCGCGTTTCATCTTGTAAGACCGTGGAAGGCTGTCCCATACTTGGGGCGTTGATGTGGTTCATTCGTGTTCATCTCCGAGCGGCAGCGGTGTCCAGACCCTGCCGCTTTTTTGTTGATGGGCTGCGAGTGGGCTAGGCGGCGGTGTAGTGCCGCAGGCGCAAGCGGTGGCGCTGTTCGGGTTGCGCATAGGCGACCGCCAGTTATGAGGTTTGCTGTTCGGCGGACAGCCACGGCGCGCGGGTCATTGCAACGTGGTCGGGGCGCTGGCTGGTGCTGGTGCGTGCGCCGGAGGCGAGCCAGAAAAGAACGTCGCGTTCGGAGTAATAGACGCGGCGACAGCCGTCGGGCTGGAAGTAGCGGGGACCAGTGCCCGCTAGGCGCTTCTGCTCAAGCGTGTTGGGCTGGAAGTGCAGAATCTCCGCTGCTTCGCGGCTGCTCAGGGGGCGATTCTTCGGGGTGTAGTTGAACAGTTCGCAAAGCTGCTCGAAGGACAGGCTTTCGGTTTGCATGGGCAGTGCCTCTCAGCAAGCCCACCGACGTGCAGATGCAAAAAGGGCAGTCGGTAGGCGAACTGCATCGCGTTACCGATGCCAGTTGCCCGCCGTCTGCCCATGCAGCACTTTTCGTTGATCGCGTCCCGACGCATTGCGCGAAGTGACGGAAAGGCGAGGTGTGTTGGCTGCTACTTTACTGAGCTTGTGCAGCCTTTGCAACGTGATGTATTGCTTTGATATTTCGGGGCAAGCCCGTAAATCAAGCACGGAGCGACACCACGTTTCACCCTTGGCGATTGCCTCCGCGAGCTTGCCCTGCTTCTCTATCCAATTAGCTACCCGCTGCACCTCGGGGAGTAGATATTGCAGCTTTGATGTCTTCAGGTAGTGCTTCTCCGTGACGCCGTGAGGCTTGTGGTTCAGCAGTTGCTTGACCTTGGAGAGATCGACGCCGCACTCGGCATATCCAATGTCAGCGAAGGTGCGACGGAGGTCATGCGGCGACAAGTGCGTGCCTGCGGTCTCGCTGACCTTCTTCATGGTGTCGCGCGGGTCTTTGATGTGGCCACTCTTGCCCCATGATGGGAAGACATGCGGGTTGCCCTCTATCCGCTGGCGGGTCTTGAGCAGTTCGACCGCCTGCGCAGATAACGGCAGCCAGACAGGCCGACGATTCTTGGGGTCGGGTATGTGCCACCAGCATTCATCAAGATTGACCCGATCCCATGTCAGTGCCGCTGCTTCTTCCTTGCGTGCGCCGGTCAGCATGAGGAACATCACAAGGTCGATGCTTGACCACGTATCACGGTTGTAGGCGTTGGCGCGTGCCTGCGTGAGCATGTGCCACACCGCGCCGACCTTCGGAAGCGGGATGCTCGAATCGCGCGGGTCTAGCTCGGCCCAATCGTCTTTCAGCACCGCGACAGGGTTGTGCAGGACTAGCGGCATGCCATCCTGCTTCTTGTACTGCCGACCGGCATAGTTGATGAGGGCGCGCAACACGCTGAACGCCTGATTGGCTTGACCAGGCGAACCGCCCTCACGGTTGCCACGAAGTCCCTTCGTCAGAATTTCGCGGTAGCGCTTGCGGCAGTCGTCCTCGGTGATGCTAGTGATGGGCTTGTGTTCCCACGCCTTGAAGGTTGTGGTCACATGCCGCTCAATCTCGCTCTTGCTGCTGTCCTTCAGCTTACCCGGTCGCCCCATGTAAGCGTCAGCGACCTGCCGCAATGTCACCTTGGCTGCCTCGTCCGCTTTCTTCGCGTCGCGCGGGTCGATACCGTCGCTCATGGCTTGCAGGATGTGGCGCGCGCCTTTCGTGATAATCGTGCCGCTGCTGTCGGTCAGTCCGTTGCGCGCCAGTTCTTCCGTGTATAGCCCATAAGGACCAATCGTGACGCACCCGGCCTTGCCCCTGACGCGCCCCTGCGCAATGAACACCCGCTTGCCCGCAGCGGTGACCCGTAGCCCGTACCCCTTGAGCGAGTCGTCCCAGTGAATCGCGTAGCCCTCGGCGGGCGGTTGCACCTTGTCGATGAAAGTCTTCGTTAGCTTCGGCATAGCCCTTCTCCTAGACGCTGTTTTAGCGTATATTTAGCAATCTAGGCTAAGTTACGACAAGCTACACAAAACATGCAACGACGATAAGTCGTTGTTTTGCAAAGGCGCGGCGGGCTAAACAAAGTAGCGGAAAGCTAGTTACAAGCAGCCTCCGTAAAACTTGAAAACCAGCGAGGGGCAACCCTTCGTGGGTTCGAATCCCACCGCTTCCGCCAGAGTTCCCTGTGCAACAGGGGAAAGTGGCGAGGGCTTTGCGGAACCATAAGCAGAGCCATAAAGAGAGGCAAAAAAAGAGCCCCGAACAGCATGACTGCTCGGGGCTTTGGGTTCTCAATCCCACTGGTGAATTTTACAGCATCGCGCTTCTCAGCTTCAAGAGTTTCTGGCATCTCTTGGCGTAGGGCTCGCAGTCCTCGAGCCACTGGTCGACGAGATCCTTTCGCCAGTACATGAAGCCGTCTGCCCGTCTCCAACCGGGCGGCAGTTTCTGCTGCACTACCCACCTTTCGACGGTTCGGGTCGACTTCTTGAGGTACTGCGCTAGTTCGACTTTGGTCATCCAGATCATTTCTCTCCTCCTCTCTGTTCCATCTTGCGAAGCGCAGCGAGTGCGCGCCTGGCTTCGAGCTTCATCTCGTCGAGGCTTGCGATGGTCCTACGCGCATCGTCCGCGTCCTTGAACTGACTTCGCACGAACTTCTTTCTGACGGCGAGGTCTCTCGCTCGCTGTCCTTTCTTCCTAGGTTTTTTGCTTACTGGCATGAGTGTGTAGATATGAAAAAGCCCCCGGGTGTGAGCCGAGGGCTGGTAATGGTTCAAATTGGGCGGTTACTTCTTCTCGAGAAGTTCCAACCGTTTCTTTTCTTCGCGTTCAAGCTGCTTAATGCTCTTCTCCGGAGTCGGGAGATCTTCAGGCATAGTGCCGCCTAACCGCTTAATGGTTTCCCGCACCTCCTTCCCTACGGAATAGTGCGCTTGGTTCGCCTCCCTTTTCCCGACGATGTGTTCGCGTCGGAGTTTGGCTTCGGTCTGGGTTGCTCGGAAGAGGTTCGCGGCCAGTTCTTCGTGACCCATGTGGTCAAGGATCTCTTGACTCTTTTTCAATCCTTTCCGTTCGTGGATATCCTTTCGATTAAGTCCTCCGTAGAGGCCTTTGTATCCGTGGTTCTGGAAGATGGCATAGTCTCTTGGCTCGACGACTCCCGCGTCATGCGCGGCATCGCTTAACCGTTTGTTATGCTCCTTCATCTCCCTGCGCAAGAACAGACGCTTTTGATCCTCATCCAGTTGGGCGAAGGCTTCCTCGTCGGCGAGTTCCTGGCGGCGGGTTTGAACCGCGAAGTAGGTTTGGCCGGCGGCAATGACAGGCTTGCTCGGGTCGCCGTTCTGAACGATCAGGTAGCAGGCATAACGGGAGAGGGCGACGTCATCAATTTCGCGAGACGAGCCGCTACCGAGGTCGACCATTTTACCAAGGTTGGTAAAATGGTCAGAGTCGTTGATTTTCAAAGACTTACATGCGGTCTTTGCCTTTTCGATAACCGCCTGAAATCTTTGCCAACGGCTATATCCCAAGAGCGGGTAAAGCTCGCGCGCAAACCAGTACTCCCTGCCGTCATCGTCCAGATGGCGGATCGCGTCGAAGTTCGGGAGGGTTGCTTGTTCGTCGTTGTTTTGGGTATTATCCATACATACCTCTTCGTAAAGGTTAATCAAGCCCCCGGAGCATTGCACAGCACGGGGGCTTTCCTATTTTACGACGTTGCCTTCAACGCGCCGCCTCCCAGTCGCGCAACGCGTGCGTGAGCATGTACGCGGAGAGCTTCACGCGGTCAAGGGCGGCAGGGTTTGCGCTCTGCCTCGCGGCGGAAAGCACTGCCGTGTACTTCTTTACTGCGTCTGCGATGCTGGCCGTGTCCTTGTTGTCGATGAGCCGCTTGGCGAGTGCGAGCAGGTTGGCGATTGACTGATCGCGAAACGACCATCGTAGCTCTCGGCGGATGTCTTGAACAACGATTTCGGTTTCGGTCATTCCTTGTCCTCCTTTCTGACCCACCACGACGGAATGTCAAGATAAGCCCATGCGATGTCGTCGAAGTCCTCGACTTTGTACTCGACGCGCTTGCGAACGGTATTGCCTCGAACGCTCTTGGCTTCGTAGAAGCGGTCGTCGTATAGCCCGAAGTATGCGCGCGGGATGAAGACGGGCTTGCCGGTCTTCAGAGCCATGATGAGCAGTTCTTGGCCGGGGCGCGGGTGCGTCGCTTCATCCTTTTCGTCGTACCGAACCCATTCGATCTTTCCATCTTTTGTCATTCCTCGTCCTCCTTCTGTTTGACGAAGTACTCAGTCGGGAAGAGCGTTGGCGCAATCTTGCCCTTGACGGGGACGTGGAGGAGGTAGAAGCCTCCCAGCGTACCTTTTGTATCGACTGGGTACAGAAACAACTCTCCGTCACACTCCGACTCGGCCTTGTGCATATCTTCCAGCGTCGCCCCGATCTGGCATGCAACCCGCTTGCGTATTTCCTTTTTCATCTTGACAGGCATTTCTCGTACTCCTCCATTTCTTCTACAAGTAGACGATCAAATTCAGCCACTCGAGCTAAAAAGTCCCCAGAGATCCACTCGCTTTTTTGATCATCAGGCCAACACTTGATGAGCGATTTGTACTTCGTTGCATGAAATCCACGGCAAAATGCGTACATGGGCTCTCCGCTTGGTCTTCTGAAATTCTCACCGTCGAAGTGGCCACGCAATCGTGCGATTTCTTTCCCTGATTCTTTTTCCTGAATCGAAAACATCAGGTCGACGTTTTTGGGGATGTTCCAAGACTTCGTTGGGTTCCATTCGTTCGGACGAAACTCCGGGTTTTCCTTGACGTCTTCGGGGGTGAGATCGACAGAAAAGCGATTGCCGAATTTGACGGTCCTCGCTTCGCCAGTCCAAACTCTATTGAGTTCTTCCGACAGGCTCGGACCGTTGTACGTAGTGAGCATTGAGAGAATCTCATTAAGACGAAAGTCTTTCAGTTCAAAACGATTCGTTTTCATTCCTCCTCCTCTTTCTCCTTTTCCAACTGGATGCGAATCGAGCGATAGTCCTTCAGCGTCCCGACGCAGTAAGACAACTTGCGGATAGCATCGTCGACTTCCTCCATGGTCGGAGGGGTTCGCCCCTTCCAACCCTTTCGACACGACGTGGCGCATACCTCGATGGCTTCCAACGCGAAGAGCGCACGGCGTCGATGCGCTTTTTCGGGCTTCATTCCTCGTCCTCCCACAGGGCGTATCTAGCGGTCACATCCTTATGCCCAAAGGCGTTTAGCCGGCCGTCCCAAAAAATCGGCAGCCGGTGGAACGAGCCGAACGGGATGAAGTCGTGCCCGTCGAAAACCGCAAACCCCTGAAAAAGGGTCTTGCCGTAGTAGGGTTCCGGCGTGTCAGTGTTTTGATCCTTTTCTTTGACTTCGAGCCTGAGCGGCAAGCCGCGCGGCGGCGTCGTGTCCGGGAAGTTTTTCCATTGCGTCATTCCTCGTCCTCCTCGCCATCCGGATCGTCCCACGGGCGGAAACGGTCGACGTCTATGGAGAGGTTGGCTTCACTCAACCATTCGTAATCTTCGGAGTCCCCTACGGGAACGTAGCGAGCGGCGAAGTGGTACGTTCTCCCGTCTACGCAGCGCTCGACTCTCATCCAGACGTCCTCCGGCGGCTCGACTTCGGGGAAGTCGTTCCACTTGTGCGGGTCGTACTCGCGCACTTCTTCGAGCATGTCGGACGTTATCTCTAGCGAGAGCTGGGGTTGAACACCGAACCATATGGTTGTTGGCTTTCCTCTTTTGAGGGCGGACGCAACGGCGGCTGAGCAAACTTCGAGAGCATCCGACAAGTCGCCTTTGCTGATCTCGTCGAGCTTTTTCCGAAGCCCACGGTCTTTGAGTCTGTATTTCATTCGTTCACTCACAGAAAAAAGGGTTCCCCAACAGAGAGGGGAAGCGCCGGTGATAGATGATCCGGCCTCTCTGTCGGGGAATTTTTAGTAGTTATTCAGCGGGTTCTTCGGGGGCCGCTTCGATCTGCGGCGCGTCGTTGAAGTCACCCTTTTCGATGAACTCGGCATCGAGGAAGTCCTGGTCGGTAGTAGCTTCGCCACGGTCGGTCTTCTCGTCGATCTCGACTGCGCGGACGGCCTCGATGCTGACCGGCAGATATTTGAAGAGGCGGCGGATGACGGTCTTCTTTGCCATTTCATCCCAGTGACTTGCCCACGGGCCGGAGTTGCCGGCCTTTGACGTGGAGCGCACTTTCTCGATCTCTGCGCGGCTCATCACTTCAAACTGGATGCCGCCTCCCTTGAGCTTGGCGACTGCATAGACGTGAGTGACAGGGCCGCGGTCGGCGGTCGATGCCGGGACGTGCTGAATGTCAGGCTCGAGGCCGAGCTGGTAGTTGAAGGTGTCCTGTGCGTGCACTGTCCAGGCCTGCAAGCTGATGATCTGGCCGGAGCGTCGGGCGAGGTCGATCATGCCGCGATAGCCGATGATGAGCTGAGCGTTCGGGCGGCCGGAGCGGTCCTTGCCGTTACCGAAGGGCAGCAGGTAGCAATGCCCGAGAGCGGAGCCCGGTTCGAGGCCGAGGGCCGCACACTGAAGGACGGCACCGTAGAAGCTTTCCGGAGCGCACTTGAGGAGCGCCGGGGTCTTGCGGCATTCGGTCATGACGATGCGAGTCAGACGGTCGGGCGTCATGCTCTTCGGCATGGCAAGAGACATCTGCTTCTGGAACTTCGTGGAGCGGACGACGTCGATGAGCGTTACCGGGCGGTTTGGAGCTGCTACAGCGGTCTGCTGCTGAGCGGGAGCGATCTGTTGTTTGAGAGCGTCGGTAGTAGACATAGTGTTTGTTCCTTATGAATTAAGCGAGTCGGAGAACGCGGGTGCTGGTGGTCTTTGCGTAGTCCTGATAAAGGTCCGGGTGTTCTTTCTTGAAGTCAGTCGAAGAGAAGCGCGTGGTGTTCATCGCTTTGTAGGTGACGGCTTTTTTACCGCCGAGCGTGAGGCCCGTCTTCTCGCCGATGGCCATGATCAGACGGGAGGCAACGGCTTCTTCCTGTTCCTTCAGGGACTTGATCTGCTCCTTGAGGTTTCGGAGTTCGCCGATGTCTGTGGCTTCTTCGTTTGTGGCTTCGGTCATCTCGCCGGAGTCTTTTGCGTAGAGCTTCTTGATGTCGTCGACGTTGATGGGTGCCGGCGGGACGTCCTTGAGCACGTGGTTTTCCCAGAAGTCACGGCACTTGGAGACGATGGCGTCGATGACGTCTTGATCGCGCTTGACCTCGTACATGCGGAAGTCCTGGCCGCCGATGAGGACGGCAACATAAAAGGTCTCGATGCCGGTGACGGCCATGTACCACTGAATCTGCGTCTCGTAGTAGAGCGGGATCTTGTGTTCCGTCACTATCTTTCCGGCGAGGATCTCAGCTTCCTGAGAGTCGCCCCAGTGTTCCGACATGTAGACGCTCGCAGTCTTGCACTCGAGGCCGATGTCGGTGGAGAGCAGGCGGCCGCACTCTTCAACCTTCTCGGGCTTGAGTACGGAGACGCGGCCGGCAATCGCGGGGTTGACCACTGCGCGGTCGATGTTGCCGAGCATCCAGCCGTCTTCACCCTTCGAGAGCATGTAGTTGACCTTCTGGACCTTCATGCCGGTGCGCTGGCTGAACTCCTTTGCGACGACGCCCTCGAGGACCGTTCCCCAGTACGCGGATTCACCGGCCGCGGATCCAGAGGACCTGCCGGTTTTTTCCTCCCAGAGTTGCAGGGGAGTTTTGTACGGGTTGAGCCCGAGGATGGTGGCGACGTCAGAGCCGCCGATGCCTTTCGTGCGCTCCTTGAGCCATTCGTCGCGGCTCATGGCAGCAGTGCTAATTGCGGTCATTGTTTCTCTCCTTAGTAGGGAATTTCTTCCGGTGCGATGTTGTCGTCGTGTGCGGGCTTAGGGTGCTCGTCGTACTCGAGCTCAAGCACTTCGTTGTAGATAAGCCAGGACGCGTGCTCGATCGCTGCATCGAGTTCGGTTGAGATCTTGAGCGTGGCCTTCAGCGAGCTTTCATAACTGTCAGCGATGCGCGTTTCCATGAGCGCGTCGAGCACCTTAAGTGAGGCGTGGGAGTCCTGCCAGTAGGCTGGCATTACAGAGTCGTAGTGCGAAAGCACGTACTCTCGAGCGCTGTCCATGCTGGCCTTGCGGCCAAGTGCGTGAAGCATCTTTGCGATTTCTTTGATGGTGGTCATTCCCATGCTCCAGTGATGAGCGCTCCGGCGACGATGGCCAGCGCGCCGATGAAAGTGATGAACGTCCAGATGCGTCCGGGCCGCTCGCATGAAAAAGGCTCGACTGGATGCCGAGCCTGCTTTGCTGCGCGCCGCTGCTCGAGCGGTCGCTTTCGAGTAATTCGTTTCATGTCGAAGTCCTGTGGAATGTGGTCGATGATGCGGACCGGGTCGGAGAAGCTCATTCGAGCACCTCGCCTTCGTCCTCTTCGTCGTAACTTTCTTCGTCCTCGTCCTCGGGGTCGGGGTCGGGGCCGCACCACTTTTCGTAGTCGTCAGGTCCGCAGCCGTCTGGGTAGTTCCAAGCCATTTTTGTCTCCTAGTCAAAAATCCAGCGATAGAGGGTGGCCGCAGCCATTGCCGGCAGGATCACGAGGCCGAAGAATCCGAGAAGGCCTTCAAGGCCATCGATGAAGTACCCGAGTACGCCAGAGCGCTGAGGCTCGGTACCGTCCGTGCCGAAGTAGGTCCGCTTCGCCAGGTCGTCGAGGTAAGTAATAAAGCGCTTCATGACGCCTCCGAAAAATGAAAAAAAGGCATTCATATGCCGCCGGAGGAGAGCGCCACGCGAGGTGGCCGGCGACACGTGAATGCCTTCTGGTCGGTTGGTGAGTGAGGGAGCCGGGGTGAACGCAAAAGCCTCTCGTCTGCAGATGCCCCGGCTTTGGGAACCGTCATAACGATCCGCGCCATATCTGCGTCAGCGCGTTTGCCCTCAAAGTCGTCAAGGAAGTGCCTCTATGAAGCACCGGATGTTCTTCGCGACCGCCTCGTACTTGTCAGGCGTGCGCACTTTCGACAGTACATAGGGGTCTGTGAACATGTAGAAGCTGAGCGCAGCGGCGAACGCTCTGCACTCAACGCTGAGCCTGCAGATGTCCTCTGCGGTCGGCTTCTTAATGCCGAGTCCGAGGAAGTACCCGGCGGCGAAGGTCTCGAAGTCTTTGATTTTTTGCATGATGTTCAGGCAATAAAAAAGCCCCCGGCGTGTGCCGAGGGCTAGTTGAAAAACAAAGATTTGTTGTATGCGCGTTATTTCACTGGGATTTTGGTCAACAGGCCAGATTCTTTTGCAAGCTTTCGTTCGTCCGATTTAACTCTTCGTTCGAGCTTCATAACGTCTTCTTCTGCGGGGAGATCTTCGGGCTTGATTCCTCGTTGCCCAAGCATCTCGCGAACGCTTCGGTTGTTCTGAACGTGCTCTGCGGTTATTGATTTTTCGCCAAAAAGATCGCGTTGCGTGACGTTGTGATTCGTCATTTCCGTGGCCAGATTCTTGGCGGCGATCGTCAGGGTAGGAAGAAAATCTGCTAGCGGTCGTGACTTGACTACGCCAAGCTTCTCTTTCATGGCTAGGGTAGTGTGTCCACCAAACAGCGCACAGTCGCCTTTCGATCGAATTCTTCCGAATCCCTTGTCGTCAACGCCCCTTTCATAGATGTTTCTAGATAACGTCTTTTCAGATTCGCGAAGTCGCTCACGAACCTCCAGGCGGGCGTGAAGCTTTAAACGGTCCTCGATTAGTTCCTGCTTCCTTGTCTGAACAGCGAAGTAACTTTGTGCAAAAGCTATTTCCTGTTTTCTTGGGTCTCCGTTCTGTGCGACGAGGTAGCATGCGTAGCGAGTGAGCATGAAGTCTTCAACTTCTCTTGTACCGCCCTTGCCTATCGTGATCATCTTCGTGACGCCACGAAAATGATCGCGCGGCTCAAATCCCGTTGACTCGCACGAAGTGATTGCCTTTTGAACAACCGTAACGAAGTTTTCCCATCGAGCATATCCAAGGAGTTCCATGATGTCTCTGGCAAACCAGAACTCAATCTCCTCATGATCAGGTACTTTCTGAAGCTTGCCGTCAAACGACTCCTTCAGGGATTGTATGATTTCTGCCATAATGTTTTTGTTCCATGTGAAAGCCCCGTCTCGAGAGATCGAGTCGGGATTTTCTCATTCTAGAGAAAACGTCGTCAAAGAACACGCTTTCTTTTTCTGTTAAGAAAACCCACCTAAGCCCTCTCCGCGGAAAGGGCTTAGATCGGCTTTCGATCAGGTCGCGGCTGCGCATCGTCTGCGCTCAGGCCGCTCGGGACGTACATCCTCTGCTTCGTTTCAGCTGATCCTGATCTAGCTCGTGGGGCGAGCATCCGTCGCTCTTAGGTGGTCCCCATCCCAACCGCACTGGAAGATGCCCTCCAGCCGTCCGCGCACTTTTCATACACGACCTTTGCGACTACCGTTCTGAGCTGTACTGCGCGTCGCTAGACCCTTCTAGCCAACGCTACAGCCGCTTCTCAGGCGGTCCCCGACACAGCTAAGTGCCGAGATTCGGACATCGCTGCAGTCCCTTTCTCTCGCTCCGTGCCGCCGCCGAGGCTCCTTGCTCGGGAGGGCGGGGTTTCGTCCGCGGGAGGGGGCGCTGTAGCGCGCCGAGAGTCGATGCCCTTCCCATCGATGCCTTGCCTTGCGGCTCGGGTAGCAAGTGCTAAAGGTTGTTTAGCTAACCTGTTAAAGAGATATTAACACAGTTGAGCATGAAGTGCTAGTTTTTGTTTAGCGCGCGTTTTGCGGCTAGTTCAAGTTTTGTTAACAGAGATCAAACAGACGCAAAAAAAGGCGCAAAAAAAGGCCGAGCGTGCAGCTCGACCTTTTGTGTGGGAGGTATGGGGTATTACAACCGCTTGATGCAAAGACCGACGTAAGCGCGGCCGATTACTTCAATGCTTTCTGGCGTTGTGTTGATGGGCTCGTAAAACTTGTTGTCGGAAAGAAGGCGCAAGCCTTCTGGGGTTACTTGTACGCGCTTGACGAACAAGCCTTCGCCGATACGGACGACATACATGCCATCTCTAACGATCTTCTTTTCTGAGATGTCAACAATGACAGCGTCTCCTTCGTGAAGAGTTGGCTCCATTGAATCCCCGAACGCCGCCATTATCTGAAGAGAACGAACGTTGGCAGATGGGCAGTACCTGCGGATGAATCCCTGAGAGACTCGCACAAAACGGATGAGTTCCAGTTCATCGGTATTCAGAAAGCCGTGGCCACAGGAAACCTCAGCATTGACGTGCGGGATAGAAACAATGCCGTCCTCAACCAGGGTTTGGACGGGTGAGTTGGCATCGCCAAACATAACATAGGCGGGTGTCACTCCAAATATCTCGCAAAGCGCTTCCAGCCCTTCTCGGTTTGGTTCGCTGTGACCGATAGCCCAGTTGCGGACGGTGACGTTTGAAACGCCTACTTTCTTTGCGAGGCTTCGATACGAAAGCCCCGACTGCTCGATTAGAGCTTTGATGCGTTCGCTTACAGCTGACATAACAGCCTCCTTTGTCTACCTCGCATAGTAAATGAGAATTTAACACCTTGCGTTTAGCGCTAATGCTAAATCTGCTTTATAATGTGTTAACGGTAATTTAACTACCTAGGAGGATACATGAAGCAAGCTACGACGGTGTCGCTCGCGCTCGAGCGATACGGCCAAAAGCGCGGCATCACCTACGGTGTTCATAGCCAGTTGGCTAGGGAGCTTGGCGTTTGCCGCCAAACCGTGTGGGGATGGTGCAAGCGCAACAGCGTGACGCCGAAGTATTTGGAACAGTTTGCTCAGCTTACTGGCGTTAAAGCGTCCGAGCTGAACAAGCTGACTCGGCGCGTCTGTGAGGACTGACTATGAGTTATGCCGCGATCGATTGGGCAATGCCAAAAGTCATAAAAGACGTGAACGCAAAATCTTGCCTTGTTGTGCTGGCATATCACCACAACAAGGAAACGGGTTTGTGTTGCCCGAGCATTTCTACGATTGCGGATGAAATGGGCGTCCGATCGTTGAACACCGTCCGAAAGGCCATCGGAGTTCTCATAGAAATGAATCTACTCACTATGTCTCGTGAATTTGGCGATAGAGGAGAAATTCTGAGCACCAGATACACCCTCAATCTTCAGTCGGATGCGTTCAAGCCGTTGAAGAAAAAGAAGGGGGTGGTTCACGACATGAAGGAGGGTCATGAGGTGAAGGAGGTTCACGACATGAAGGAGGGTGGTTCACCAAATGAAGGAGGGGTGGTTCATCTCGTACAGGGGGGTAGTTCATCTCATGAAGGAGGGGTGGTTCACGTGGTGAACCCTAACAAGGAAGTAGAACAGGGAAAGGAACAGATAACTGGAACAGAGAAGGAAACAGGGAATAGCTTGCCCGCGCAAGCGCCGTGGGAAACCGATCTTTTTGACAACACCGTCAAAAAGGTCGAAAAGCCAAAACGGCAAGCAACGGACAAGGGGTCTCGACTCTCAATCACAGAACTCCCAGACGACTGGAAAGCTTTCGCTGAGCAGGAAGAACCCGACCTCGACCCGCAACGCCTCTTTGAAAACTTCCACGACTACTGGAACGGACTATCAGGAGCAAAGGCAATCAAAAAGGACTGGACGGCCACATGGCGAAACTTCGTCAGAAGCTTCCACAACGCAGAAGACTGGAAACGTCGTCCGATGCTCAAACGTGCTCCTACTCATTCACCTTCAAGACCTGGTCAGTTCGTTGAGAAAAAACAATCCGAGCGTGACTACTTTGACTGGTAAACAAAAAATTGACTACTGACATCACCACGAAACTCAAAACGGCCTGTGCCATTCCCGACTCAAAGGAGGTGACGTTCGAATGCCAGATTCACGGCGTCCAGACGTACACCACCTATCAGCGTCGCGACGGCTCTTGGGCTGAGCCGTACTGTCCGGAATGCCGAAGGATCGAGAAGGAACGCGCCGAGCTGCTTGCAGAGATGCAGGCGGACGCGAAAGAGCGCGCCGTTGGCTTGACTCGTGCGCTTCACTGCGAACGTCCTCTTGACTTCGACGTGCCTTGTTTCTCCAACTATCAACCGGAGACGCAGGAAGAGGAGCGCAACCTATCCATCTGCCGCCGCTTTGCCGAGCGATTTACTGACCGTGAACTTGAGCGCGAGAGGGCGCATAACGCGCAGGCGCAAGACTGGCGCTCCAAGAACGCTATGGGCTTGCTTCTCTTCGGTAACTACGGCACGGGCAAAACGCACCTTGCCTACTCGATACTGAAAGAGCTCGATCGTCAGGGACTGCCTGGGTACTACATCACCATCCCCGACCTCTTCGACCGCATCTCCGACCGCGTCAATCGCATTGACGTGGCTGACGTGCTCGGAAAGCTTTGCATGGTGTCCTGTCTCGTACTGGATGAGATTGGCGTTCAGTCTGGTGATGCCGACGAGAAAAAGCGTCTCTACCAGATCATCGATGGACGCATCAAGAACGGACGACCGACGATCCTCGTCACAAACCTCGATCGCTCTGAGTTAGTGAACCTCTTGACTGAGCGCGTGGTTTCTCGCGTCATCCAGTCGTCTTACAGGCTTTTCTTTACCGGCCGTTGCCGACGTGAACCCGCCCGCTGTTCTGCTGAGGAGGTGTTCTGATGATTCTTGACGAATTTACAGGACGCAACTGCACGGTTTCGGCTCGATTGCGGCCATTTGTTACCTGCTTAAGGACGTTTTCCAATGAAATATTTTGAGATCCAGGGCTTTAAAAGCTACTTCGTTCGAGAGGATGGACAGGTCTTCTCTCGCGGTCAGTCGTGGACCTTCGGCAATTCTCGAACGTCCTGCAAACCCGTGCCACTCAAGCTCTCCAAGTACGGCAAATACTCTCTTCGACGCTGTGCGCAGCCGATTGCTCTGTCGCCGGAAGAGGTGTGGGAGAGGAAGGGCGCTGAACTACAAATAACGCTTGAGGGGGCGAAATGAGGCGGAAGCATCTGCGCGTATCGGTCCCGTGGCCGTCAATTGTCCTTTCTCCCAATGCTCGCGTTCATTGGGCTAAAAAAAGGACAGAGGTCCAGAAAGCAAGGAACTACGCCTACTGGGAGACTTGCTCCCGCGCCCACGGTGAGCGCGCTGTTCCCTTGAGGCGCATCGAGTACAAGTGCTCTTTCTATCCGCCGACACGTCGCCAACGCGATGAGGACAATCTCATTGCCTCACTCAAGCCGACGCTTGACGGCATTGCTGATGCACTGCGGGTAAACGACAGCACGTTCCACCTGCTTGAGCCGCACGTCGGTGAGCCGGATCGCCCTCACGGGCATGTAGACATTGATCTCTACTGGACCGAAGAACATTGACAGGAGGTGAGGGCATGGAGACGGACGATATTGAGCGGTGCTCTGTCGGCTCCTTGGTGCAGACGCCGACGGGGCGCATCGGCGTGATCTCTGCATGGACATACGGCAAGCGTGGGGACCTGCCTCGCTGCTTGGTGCGGTATCTGGACTCTCGTGATCGCAGAGAGTGCGCCCGCCTCTGTCCTCGCTACTTGACCGTGCTGATAAAAGGTGCGGTGTTCGTGAAGGCCGCAGAGTCCTGGATGAAAGAATGAAAGACGTAAACGAAGACACTCCCCTTACCTTGCGTGAGCAGAAGTTTGTTCGCGCATATCTCGAATCTGGCAATCAGACTCAAGCCGCCATTGCCGCCGGCTACGCGCCGTCTGGTGCGAATCGTGTTGCATACGACAAGATGCGCAAGCCGAATGTCAAGAAAGCAATCAATGCCGCAATGCCTGAAATTCTTGAAGCGCTTGGCCTTAACAAGGCGTGGGCACTCCGCAAGATGAAGGCAATCGTGGACGCCTGCTCTCAGCTGACGCCGGTAATGGACTCGTCCAGCGGTCGACAGAAGGTCGATCCTGACGGAAAGCCGGTTTACCGCATGGTCGATGCAGCCACTGCCCGCAATGCGGCCGCAGATATTGCCAAGTGGGTAGGCCTCGAGCAGGGGGAAGAGAAGGCAGACACTGCCGGCGGCGTCCTTCTGGTCGATCAGGTACCGTCCGAAGATGAGTGGAGCAAGAAGCATGGCCGCTCCTAATGTCGTCTGGCAGCCGCTCCCCGGCTCTCAGCGCACCTTTCTTTCCTGCCCTTACTACGAGGTCCTGCTTGAGGGCAATCGCGGCGGCGGCAAGACCGACGCTCTGCTCATGTGCTTTGCGCAGATGGTCGGCAGAGGCTTCGGGCGCGAGTGGCGCGGCGTCATCTTCCGACAGACTTACCCTGAGCTTGGCGACATCATCAACAAGTCGCAGAAGTGGTTTACGCAGATATTCCCCGGTGCAAAGTACAACGTCTCTGCTCACAAGTGGACCTTCGAGACTGGTGAGGAGCTGCTGTTTCGCTTCGGCAAAGAAGAGGCGGACTACTGGTCCTATCACGGGCATGCTTATCCGTTCCTTGGTTTCGAAGAGTTGACCAACTGGAAGGACTTCAGCTTTTATGAAGCAATGCTGTCGACCTGCCGCTCCTCTGATCCGCGTGTTCCTCGATGGGTTCGAGCCACAACAAACCCATTCGGCAAGGGCCACAGCTGGGTTAAGGAGCGCTTTCAGATTGGTACCGTGCCGCCTTGCACTCCGATGGGCGACGGCCGCAAGAAGCGCCTCTACGTGCATTCCTCGCTGATGGAAAACACGATCTTGACGACAGCGGACCCGGACTATGTGACGACTCTGCGGAACCTCAAGGAACCTGCTCGACGCGCCGCTTGGCTCGATGGATCGTGGGACATTTCTGTCGGTACGTATCTCGAAAAGGTGTGGGATGCGTCGTCCTGCGTTGTCGATCCATTCCCCATCCCTGCACACTGGAAGGTATGGAAAGCGATGGACTGGGGCTACAGCAAGCCCTATGCAGTCCTATGGCTGGCGCTCTCAGAAGAAGGTGTCTTCTTTGTCTGGCGCGAACTCTACGGCATTGACGCCGACCAGCCGAACGTGGGCTCTAAGGAAAACGCTCTGGACGTGGCGGCAAAGATCAAGCGCGTTCAACAGCACGATGAGCGCTACGGCTATGAGTACCACATGGATCTGGCTGACCCTGCAATCTTTTCGAAGATCGGCGCGTCTCAATCCATCGGGCAAATCTTTCGCGGCGCTGGCGTTCGTTGGCAGCCGGCATGGAACGGCCCCGGCTCTCGCGTGAACGGCGCTCAGATGATCGTGTCTTTACTGGCTGAGGGCCGACTCAAGTTCTTCAAGACGTGCACCAACTGCATTCGCACAATCCCTCAGCTTCCGCCTTCTGACTTCAACCCTGAGGACGTGGATACGGACGCTGAAGACCATTGCTGGGACAGCCTAAGGTATGGGGTTATGCGCCGCCGACGCAATCCGAACAAGGACGATACGGAGTCCTTTACGCCTGAGTCTAAAGCTGAGGTGCGAGATGGCTCAATCACCTTCGATCCTGATGACTTCTGATGTCCTTTTCTTCCATTTCGGCAAGCCTTTTCGTTAGGCTCGATCCGTTATGCAGTGAGGTTCTATGTTTGAAAACCTTTTGATGAACAACCCGGATATGGACATTGAGCAGACGGAGACTACTGTCGTCGTCGCTCAGGAAATCCGAGAAGCGCCGCAGGAGCCGGACAAGCTGGCGAAGGAATGGTCTCGTCGCATCGAGGCCGCCCGCAAGCATTGGAGCCGGTTCTACAAGCGTTGTGAGCACAATCGCGCTCTCGTGAACGGCTTTGACTGGTCGGCTGACGGTGACTCTGAGGCCGTCATTCCGCTTCGTGCAAACCTCATCGGTGCGGCTATCGACTCCGTGCTCCCCAGTCTCTACGCTCGCAATCCCGAGATGAGCGTCGTTCCTGTCCGCAAGTCCAAGGAAGAGGCAAAGCGACTGGAGACGTTTACCGATACGCTCGGCACCGTGCTCAATACGTACCTTGAGCGCGGCCGCCTCAAGAAGCGTGCTAAGGCCGCCGTCCGTGCGGCTCTGACGTGCTCCTACGGCATTCTGAAGGTTGTCTATCAGCGCAGTCTCGAAGATGATCCCATCATCCTGGGGCGCCTTCAGGACGCCCAGGACAATCTTGCGCGCATCGACGGCTTGCTCTCTCGCATTGCCGACGGTGATGAGCAGGCCGACCGGCTCGAGGTTCTGCGCAAGCAGCTTGAGCAAACCGTGAAGGGCCTCGAGGCTGATGCTGAGGCGCGTCGTGTTGACGGCCTTGTGATTGATCGCGTGCTGACTGATCAACTCATCATTGATCCGACAATCGCAGAGTTTGACGACTACGCGCAGGCCGACTGGATGTGTCAGGTTGTCCCTATGCGCCGGCAGACGGTCGAAGAGACGTACAAGATCAAAGTCAAGGCTACGGCAACTATCTACGAGTCGTCCCTGCAGAAGGCTATCTGTGCCGCCTCTGAGCGCAAGACGCTTCAGAAGACTGGAGCTGATGAGACTGACGATGACGATCAGGTAGCCGTACTCGAGATTTGGGATCGAGTCTCCCAGCGCGTGTACACGATGGTTGAGGGCTGTGACTACTTCATTCGTGAGCCGTATTCTCCTGAGAAGGTCGGTGCTCGTTGGTACCCGTATTTCCTGCTTTCCTACAAGGCGACGGACGGCCGTTTTGTGTCTGAGTCCCTTGTCGACCTGATGGAGAAACTGCAGGCTGAACACAACGAGACGCGAGAGACTTTCGTCGCTCATCGCAAGCTGTGCAAGCCTGGCTATGTCGCTTCTGCTGATGTCGACCAGAGGTCCATCGAGCGCTTTACGGACTCCGTGCTTGGCGAGGTTACCGTTCTTCGCAACTCCGACGGACAGGACGTGCGCAATCTGATCACGGCAAAGCAGTTCCCGCCGATTGATCCGCAGGTCTACGACACGTCGCTCATTCGTCAGGACATTGAGCAATGCACGGGCCTTCAGGACGCTATGCGCTCCACCGTCGTGCAGGCCAAGACTGCGACTGAAGCGCAAATCATGCAACAGGGCCTCAGCGGCCGTGTAGCCTCTTTCCGTGATGACGTTGAAGACTGGCTGCAGGAGATTGCTCAATATTCGGCTCAGGTGCTCTTGCGAGAACTCGAGGAGGTCGATGTCGCCCGCATCATGGGTGATCCGGTAACGCAGGTTGATCCGCTCTCTGGCGTCCCGTTCGTCGTGGATCGTCCGTATGAGTGGCCGATGGGCCTGAGTGCCGAGCAGGTCAATCGCCTAATCCGCATCAAGATCACTGCAGGCTCTACCGGTGCTCCCGACAAGCTTTCTCAGCAGGAGAACTGGCAAAAGATTCTGCCGACGCTTCAGGGCCTTGTTCAGGTGCTTTATCAGCTCAAGCCGCAGGGCCTCGACACGACGCCGATTGAGACGCTTCTGCGCGAAACGGTCAAGCGCTTTGATGATCGCATCGACGCTGATCAGCTCATTCCGCAAATCAATGCTCAGGTGATGCAACAGCAGGCCGCAATGGCTCAGGCCGCACAGGGGCAGCCTGCCGCAGCTCCTGAGCCTACGGAAGGTCAGCCGCCGCAGGATCCGGATGCTCAAGAGGCAATCCGTCAACTTGTACAACCGCTCAACCAGTGAGGTGATATATGAGCAACGAAGAGAACAACATCGTCGAACAGCCGGACCAGGTCGAACAGCCTGATGCCGCTCCTGCGGTTGAAGAACCTGCTCAGGTCGAGCCGCAGACGCCTGAACCCGCTCAGCAGGACGATGCGCCGGCTGAAAAGGTTGATCCTGTTGAGCAGGCAATGAAGGATCTTGGCATTGAGACTGAGGACCGCAAGCCTGAAGAAAAGCCTGCCGGTGATGAGCCGCAGACTCAGGCTGAGCAGAAGGAGCAGACGCCTGAGGCAAAGCCCGCCGAGGCCGCAGAGGACGACGGCAAGTCGAAGTCTGATGATGATCTTGAGGCCGAGATGGTGCGCGGCATTCGCTCTGAGCGTGGCAGGGATCGCGTCCGCAAGATGCTTGCCGAACGCAAGGAAGCTCGTACTCAGCTTCAGTCCGTACAGCGCTACATTGCCGATGCAGGGCTTGATGCCGAAGGTTTTGCGAACCTCATGAGCATCGCCAAGCTTGTCAGCTCCAATGATCCGGCTCAGCGCAAAGCAGGGCTTCAGGCGCTCGATGACGTGCGTACTGAGCTTTACAAGCAGGCTGGCATTGAAGCGCCGGGCGTGGACCTTCTCACCGATCACGCTGATCTCAAGCAGAAGGTTGCCGACATGGAGCTTACCCGCGAAGATGCTCTCGCCATTCTTCGCGGCCGTCAAGCCGAGGCCCGTCAGGTCGAAGAGGTGCGCATGCGTCAGGAGATTTCTGCCAAGCAGCAGGAGCTTCAGTCCTTCGGCACGAAGGCAATGCAGGCATTTTCTGAACGCGCAAACGACGCCAACTTCAGCGAGAAGGTTGAGGCTATCCAGAAGTATTTTTCTGTGCCTGGACGACTTGAGCAGTTTGTGAAGACGCATCAGCCTGCTCAGTGGGAGAGTGCGCTCCTCTGGATGTATGACAATGTTCATCCTGCCGCTCCCGCCGCCGCTCCCGCTCGTCAGACCGCTACGCCAATCACGACGCAACGAGCCCGCTCCACCGGCGCACGAGTGCCGTCCAATCTCAAAGCGAACGCTGAGGGCATTTCCGCTCTCATCGACGCGATGGGCCTCTGATGTCCTTTTCTTCCCTACCTCTTGCATTTTTTGCTTGACTGTGCAGTGCCGCTCGTGGTGAGCGGTTCTGCACAAACGCAGTACGGCGGGGGTCGCGTCCCGCAGCGCCAGTGATCAAAAGCAAGTCGCAGTAAGCCGGGTGTCGCGCACGGCGCTCAAGATCGCAAACAGACTGACATGCGGCGTAGTCAGAGTGTGGATCGTTTCTCTCTAAAGGAAAAAGCAATGGCTATTTCTTCTGAAGACCTGACCCGCCTCGGCAAGTCGAGTCTTGATCTCTATCTTCGCAATGAGCCGGTCGACCAGATCGCTCAGGAACGTCCGCTGCTTGAAATGCTCCTGAAGGGCAAGAAGCCTTTTGGTGGCGCCAAGCAGAACGTCGTTGAACAAATCCGCAAGGACTACGGTTCCAACTTCGCTTGGGCTTACGGTGAAGCCAAGGTGAACTTCCAGAAGCGCGATACGCTCGAGCAGGCCCAGTTCCCGTGGCGTCGTTGCGTGGACTCCGTGTACATCTCTTATGACGAACTCTTCTCCAACGGCATTAATGTCCGTGAAGGCGAAAAGGGTGCCTATCGTCTCGAGACGTCCGAAAAGGTCCAGCTGACCAACCTCCTCAATGAAACCAATCACGTGCTCCTTGAAGGCTTCCTGAAGTCTCTCGACAAGGAAATGCACCGTGATGGCACGGCTTCTGCCGATGCTCTTGTCGGCCTTGACGCTCTTATCGCTCTCGATCCGACCAAGGGCACGCTTGGCGGCATCGACCGTGCTAAGGCCGCCTACTGGCGCAACTACGCCGACAAGACGCTTGCCGCTGCTGACATGCTCGGCAAGATGGAAAAGGCATGGCGCTCCTGCTTCATGCATGGCGGTTCGCCTGACTACATCCTTGCCGGTGCTGACTTCATCGACGCCTACGCCAAGGCTGTGCCGGTTACGCGCAACGCTGACTCCGGTCGTCCCGTCAAGCTCGATGGCGGCATTGGCGAAGGCACGCGCACCGGCCTCTTCTTCAAGGGCAAGGAAATCGTTTGGGACCCGACGTTCGAGGACCTCGACGCGGCGTCCGGCTCCGCGGTGGCTGGCACTCCCAGTTGGTCCAAGCGCTGCTACTTCATGAACAGCAAGCACATCACGTGGCGTGATGACGGCTACGACATTGTGACGCCGGTCCGTCCGCATGACACGCTGTGCCTCTACATGATGGTCAACATGCGCGCCGCTATCTCGATCAATCGACCGAACAGCTGTGCGGTCCTGGCTCTTGCCTAACTGACTTTCTTCGCGGGCGCGTCGCGATTCTGTGAGTTCTCTTACGTGACGTAGCCCGCACCAACTTTTCCAGAGGAAGAATCATGAAGGTTCAGACTTTTGAATACTGCGTTGCTCGAGACTCGTCCACGCAGATTTTTGTTTCCTGCCCGCCCTATGAGGCCGCCGTTATGTCGGTCCTTTTCGGCAAGACGAATGTCGTGAAGGGTGATGAAGTCGCCGTCATCGACGTTGAACCGGAAGCTGAAGCCGCTCGCCTTGCCAACAAGTTTGGTCTCGGCGTTCTCGAGCATGTCTACGGTGCCGCCTTTGAAACGACGCTTGAGTCTGCCATTGAAGCTTGCGCCGCCAAGGTCTCCAAGCCGAAGACTGTGAAGAAGACGGTGCAGACTGAGACTGTTGACGCTGAATAAAAAGGAGGCGGCTTATGGCACAGCCTCAAAAGTATGAGCGGAGTCACGACTTCGCTCACGATGAGCCGTCAAACATTGAAGTGAGCGCTCTCAACTCGGAGTTTGACGGCGTTTCTGTATCCATCGAAGGCATCCGCGAAAACCTCGCAATCATCCAGAACGACGACGGAAGCCTTGTGCACGGCATTGTCAAGCTTGAGACGCTTGGTGCTGACGTGATGAAGGCTTTCAGCGGTGTGGCTACTGATGCCACTGCGGTCGCCGTCTCTGCGGCTTCACGAGCTGAAGAAGCGGCTGGTAGCGCTGTCCGTGCTTCGAATGCGGCGGCTACTTCTGAGGCGACTGTCAAGCGTCTTGAAGAGTCAACGCGCATTAATGCCGAGGCGACTGCGGCGACGACTGCAAAGTTTGTTGAGCAGGTCAAAACTGCCGCGCCAATCATGGACAACATTGAGCACGTCATTACCGTCTCGGGGAATATCTCGAACGTTAAGAATGTGTCCAATGGTCTGATTGACATTAAGACTGTTGCGGGCGATTTGACAGGCGGCAAGTGTACGCCTGCAAAATTCTCTGCCGGTCGTCTGACGGATGAGCCTGCGCAGGACTGCACTGCCGAGGGCGGCAACATCAAGACTGTGGCGGACCACATCGTTGCGGTTGACAAGGTGGCGGGCGCTGTCGATGACGGCACGCTGGAGAAGGCCGCAAACTCTGTGGGGGCAAGCGCAGAGAATGCTCGTCGTGCGGAGGCCGCGCAGGCAGGAGCAGAGTCTGCCAACGCGTCCGCTCAGTCCGCGAAGACCAGTGCGGCGGGCTCTGCGACATCCGCGGGTTCGAGCGCCACGCTAGCAAAGAAGTGGGCTACGCAGATGGGCACGCCCGTCGAAGGCGACCTCTACAGCTCCAGGCACTACGCTGAGATCGCGTCTGGTGCGGCGGGATCGTCGTCTGAAACGCTTGAGGCGGTAAAGCTAGCGGGGCAGGCTGCTCTTGCATCCATTACGCAGGAGGGCGGCACGCAGGTCGCCGCCGTCACGGCTGAAGGCCAGAAGCAGGTCAGGGCTGTGGAGACTGCTGGCTCTACGCAAGTCGGTGCCGTCAACGCAGCAGGTGCGGCTCAGGTCAAGGCGGTCGAGACGGCAGGCGCTACGCAGACCGCCAACGCGAAGGCGCAGGCTGATGCCGCAGCCAAGTCGGCTACCACCGCATTGAGCACGCAGAAGGCGGCCGAGACTGCGAAGGCGGGAGCCGATACGGCCAAGAGCGGCGCGGAGTCAGCAAAGACTGCGGCCGTGACGGCGCAGGGCAAGGCCGAGACTGCGGCAACCACGGCGACGAACAAGGCGACGGAGGCAGGCACCAAGGCGAGCGAAGCGGCGAAGTCCGCGCAGGCGGCAGCAGAGTCTGCAAAGACGGCGGCCTACGCCATGCGCCTGACGTCCGTCAACATGAGCGCGAGCGGCACTGCTGCAATCTCCTCGCTCACGCCAAAGACGAACATCAAGGTGGGCGACACGGTGATCGATCCCGATGGCGAGGTCTTCTCGATCACGTCGATCTCGGGAACCACCTTTACGGTTGGCGCGAAGCTCGCGAGCATCAAGGGGGCGAAGGGCGATCAAGGTGACGTCGGCCCCAAGGGTGAGACGGGCGCGCCGCTTTCTATCAAGGGTAGCTTTCCGACGCTCGACGAGCTTCAGGAGCAACACCCCGCTGGTCAGCTCGGCGACGCCTACATGGTCGGCACGCACCTCTACTCGTGGAATGGCTCGGCATGGCAGGACGTCGGCGACATCAAGGGGCCGAAGGGGGACCCGGGCACCCCAGGTACGCCTGGGGCTCCAGGCGCCGACGGCAAGGACGGTGCGGCTGGCGCATCGGCGATCATCACGGGAGCTACTGCCACGGTTGACGCCAATGTCGGTACGCCTTCTGTACTGGTCACCTCTGGCGGCACGGCGCTTGCAAGAACGTTTGCTTTTGCGTTCAAGAACTTGAAGGGGCACAAGGGTGACCCAGGAGCCAACGGAGCTGATGGCGCCAACGCCACCATCACTGGTGCAACGGCTACGGTTGACGCCACAACGGGCACGCCTAAGGTGACTGTGACGGTGGGCGGGACCGCTCAGGCAAGGACATTCGCCTTCGCTTTCACGGGTCTAAAGGGCGCGACGGGCCCCGCAGGCACGACGACGTGGGCGGGCCTCACTGGCAAGCCTGCCTACTTCACTGGCAAGGGCATTTCTATGGGGAGGTTGCCGTAATGGCTTACTCAGCATTTGGGATCAACTA